GTTTGTTTCACGCCCTAAAGAATTGAGCTATTACCATTAGACCATATTTTCATAAGACTGAAGTTCCCAAGATTTCCTATAACAGATTTTTTGTTTTATAGAAAGAAGAAAACTAGGATGATCTTTCGGAGAATTCCATGCGAATATCATAATTCCATTAATTGTGGTTATGAGTTTTCAGATCGAGATAGAATAGTTGTTTTACGACGATGTGCTCGACTATATAAAGATAATTATAGGATGTTGGCATCTGTTTATGCAGAAATTATCTCCTGGTATTATTTGGAGATGATCGGAGGAAAGAAAGTAGTATTGCGTAGACAGAATGCAAATATGGATGCTTATTTTGAATTTTATAAGCAATTTTTATGTAGTGTGAGTACTATACCAATCCGTGGTCTCACTTCTCATACTAATATTGTTCGTAGTACTAATGTGGTTGTTCCTACTTATATTAGTGGTATAGTAAAAGAAGTAAGTGATAATTATCTCATGCGTTTTGGGGTTCCCTCAGGTTCAAAGCCCGGTAGTCTTAAAGATATGTGTACTAGAGTAATATCGTGGCATGACTTTGTTTATAATCCGTATTCTAGACGGATTAACCCCTGGACTGGAGAAACGTTAGGTAATCCTCAAATGCGGTATGCATTTGCTACCAATGATATGACGCAACATAAAGTTATAAAATTGTTATCTGAGTTTGATAATGATACGGCCTATCGAGGAGAGGGTTTTTTTGATTGTAGGAAGCTTGTTCCTGAAGCTCTCTACTTTCTTGAGAAGGCTCTTGATTGTGATAAATATGTTGGAAGAGGTCGTTTTTATTATTCACCTAAGAAATTATTGTCGTTTGTTGGTTTAGCCACTAGTGGAGGTATTGCTCCTTTAAAAAATACAGTAGGGGAAGTTGATGGTGTGAAGTATAGGGTTTTCCGATCAGGGAAAAAGTTGTTATTGATAGAATCAGCGGTTCGTTATTTTCATAAGTGGATAATGAGTGTTTTTTCCGGAGAACCTATAGCATTTATTGATTTAGAGGTAATTCGAGCGAAGCAGGAGTTTCGTAAAGAGTTAGAAAATTTTTCAGAAGAAGAATTATCGAAATTAGTTGATAAGATGCGTGAGTTTTTTATACCATCATTACCGATGATATTTTTATCAGATCTGTTATTTCGAGATCGGATGAAATTTGAACGAGGGAATATGATACGTGTTGGGATGAAATTTTGGGATGGCGGTGGTTATGAAACGGCAATATACATGCACTATGATAATCTTAATATTTTCTGGGTTGATGGAGATATAGTTAAGTTAGATAAACATGTTCAAGATTGGATGTTAATGTTATATGTCGCTACTGGAAGAAGATATTATGATTGGAATAATATGGATGATAAATCGAAAGAAGTAATGGAGTATTTGATTAAAACTTTAATGTACCATATTAGTCATAAAGTCGTATTGCATTTGGGTGGTTTTTGGCGTTTTATGCGTGGAGTGATGTATTCTGGAGGAAAGGAAACGTCACATGGTGATAGTTGGATAATGGCTCTGATTTTTTATATGTATGTTGTGTGGGTTGCACATAATAATCCTATGATTAGTGCGGCGATATATAAGGCCATGGTAATTGGTTTTATTCGCATCATTGTTTATGGTGATGATCACATATGGTGTTGCTTGAAGAAATTACGACATTTAATTAATGCGAAAGGTTTTTATGAGTTTTTAAGTACAAAATGTCTCATGACTCTGAGAGATTATAAGGAGTATGATTCTTTTCTTAGCATACCTAATTTTGAGACTGGTGATTTTATTTATAAAGGTCCAAAATTTTTAAAACGATATTTTATCGCAAATGACGATGGTGTTAGAGCATTAGTTTTGCCCTATAAATCTATTCATGAAACTATGATTAATTTGTTTTTAAAGGAAACTGATGCGGAACCTTTAGATTATGCTTTATCAGCGATTGGTCAAGCATATGATACTATGGGTACTAATCCAGTAGCGTATGAGACTGTTAAGTCTTTTTATGATATTGTAAGTAGCCGTATGGTTTTGGTTTTACCTTATGAAGCACTACATTCATATATTAATGATCCTACTAAGCAATTAAAAGTTAATAAACTATTGCGTAGAATTAATATTACGGAAGCGGAGGTTTTGACTACTTTTCCAACAATGGAAAGTTTATCCTTGAAGCATGTTTATGATCCTAATAAGTGTGCATTTGGAGGAGAGTCAATTGAAGATTTTTTTGATGACCTCGTAAT